GTGCCCTGGAGCACGACGAGCTGGTCCTCCTGGAAGATGTAGGGCAGGCTGGCGTTGGGCGTGTCGCTGCTGGCGAACGAGCCGAGCAGGCTAGTCACCGCGGTGATCCCGGCGAGGTACTGCACCGCGCCGCTGGCGACGTTATCCATGGCAGCTCACAGGATTCCAGCCAGCGGCCGGAATCCGCAGGCCACGTTGAACACATCGGTCTGGGTGATCTGGGTGACCTGGCTGACGGCGTCCCAGCCCTGGAAACTGACAGAGATCGTCTGCCCGCTGTCGGTGATAGTGACCCGGCCGTAGAAGCGGCAGGTCCCCGAGTTGTTGTTGTACCAGGCGGGGAAAGCCTGCAGGGCAGCGACCGCATCGCTGCCCGAGGTCTGGCGAAGGGGCGCCGCGCAGTAGACGCTGAAACCGCCGTCCGCGTTGCCCCATCCCGGGCAGGCTGCCACACCGTGAGCATCGCCATGCCACAGCAGCACGTTCTTGACCCTGGACTGGTTCGCCTGGATGAACGAGATAATGCTCTGGCGCTCGGTGGAGTAGTAGCCCCACCCCGGCCCGCACGAAGACTGCGAGGTGTTCCCGATCCACGACGTGTCCGTGCAGATAATCTTCAGGGGCTCCGGCAGGAGCAGCTGCTGCTCCAGCCACGCAAGCTGATTCGCGCCCAGCATCGTCTTGCTGCTGTTGTCAGTGTTCGCCACCGGGGAGCGGTCAGTGTTGCGCTGGTCCAGCAGGATGAACCGGACCCGTCCCATGACAAAGCTCTGGTACAGGCCGTGCACGGGTGAGTTCGGGTCGGCCAGCGGAGCCTGCGGGAACGCTTCCTGGCACGCCAGCAGGTTGGCCGCGGTCCAGGTGTTGTCCGAGTCGCCGCCGGCCGTGGTGGAGTCGTGGTCGGAGCGGACGTAGAAACCCCACGCAGTGCTGGTCAGGGCGAGCAGGGAGTAGTACATCGACTGGTACTCGATATAGCCGAGCCATCCGCTGACGGTGGTGTCAGTGGTATCGAAATACCCGTAGTCACCCAGGAAGACGTTCAGGTCCGCATCCCAGCTGATCCAGTCGCTGATCGCCGCGGTAGGGCTGCCCCCGGTGTCTCCCGTGTCGATGCACGACGCGAACGCCACGGTGCAGGAGGTGATCGCGCCGGGCACCGGCAGGGTCATGCACTGCCCCGCCGGCCCGGACAGCACTTCGGTGCCGCCGGGCGGGGTGTCGGCCAGCTGGCAGTAGTAGGTGGCCGACGGGGACAGGCCGCTTACCTGGTAGGAGACGTAACCGTACTGGTCCGGCGTCTGCGCGGGCTCGTAGAACACACCGCTGGTCAGGGCTTCGTTGGTGGCGACCTTCAGCCGCAGGCTGGTGCCGCCGACCGGCTTGGCAATGACACTGAAACTGGCATCGGTAGGTGCGCCGCAAACCATGTGGAACACCTGCGCGGGTACCGGGCCGATGTAGCCGGAGGTGGAGCACGCCGGGTCATCTATCCAGAATGTGTGGCCGGAGCCCGCGGCATTGGCGATCCCGAACCGGGTCTCACCGATGGCCCCGCCGAGGGTGTTCTGCGTCGCGGCCGAGGTCTGGGTCTCGGTCGGCGTGGCACTGGACGGGCTATCAAACAGCTTCAGCTCGACCTGACCGGTGGAGGCATTGGAGGTGCAGTACCCCTCCAGCCGGTACCAGGAGCCGTTGGGCACCGTGTTCGTGGTGGTGACGATCGTGCTGCCGTTGGTGTCCCGGACCGAGAGGGTGCCGTTGGTGTGCAGGATCACGTCAGCGTTGCGGGTGCCGCTGGTGTAGAACCCGAACAGCGGGCGCGTCGCTGACGGCCACGCCGTCTGGAAGACGAAGATCCGGAACCAGGTCTGGACAGCAGGGGTGATCAGCAGCCCGCTGGCGTTCCACGAGAAGTACGTGGACGCATTCGACGTGGTGACGATCTTGCAGGACTGGGTGCCCGTGTAGGCGTAGGTGCTGTCGTAGGTGATGGCGCCGCCCGCGGCGGACACCACGTCGAACTGTGCGCCATCGGAGGTTCCGAGGCTCTCATAGAACCCGCCACCTGCGGCCAGCGAGGTGCCGGGAGGCTCGGCCTCGAAGCAGCAGCACAGGACCGGCTGAACTTCAGCTGCCACCGGGCACCTCGCCCACCACCGAGCGCCACGGGGCGGTCAGCAAAGCGAAGCCATCCTCGCTGACCAGATCGCGGGAGAAGACAGCCAGGACGACGTCAGCGATAGCGCGCTGCGTGTTGTACCCCGTGCGCGGCCAGTTGGCCCGCAGGAAGGTGTGCTTCGCCTGGCGCATGAGGCCGTCCCAGTCCCGGCCCGCGGCCTTGCAGGCGCTCTCGGCGCCGCGCAGCACCTCATCGCCAGCGGCGTCCCACGCCTTGCCAAGAGCCTGCGCCTGGTCAGCGCTGAGAGCCTGTGCCTGAGCGAGCAGCGCGGCCACGACGTCCATCAGTACACCCGCTCGGCCACGACACCGAGGCACTCGAATGCGGTGGTGTCGGTCGTGTTTGCCAGGGTCACGTTGATGCTCAGCAGCTGGCTGGAGCTGACGGTGACCGTGACCGGCGACGTCGAGCCGCTGACGTGCGGGGATCCCGTGAACGCGGGCGTGCCGCTGGTGATGTGCGTCCACTTCAGCACCGCATTGCATGCGCTCGGGCTGGTGAATGTGACCAGCACCTCTGCCGTCCAGAACGCCGTCAGGGAAGCGGTCGCCGTGATGGTGATGCTGCCGACCAGCGACGTGCCGCCTGTGCCTCCCCAGGTCAGCCCGATCGTGATGGCGCTGGTGCTGCCAGTCTGGGTGAAGAACCCCCAGCTGGTAATCCGGTAGATCGCGCCGGCCACCGGATCACCCGCAGGGACGGTCATCCCGGCCACACTGGTGATGCTCTGACTGGTGACGGACACCGGGGATGTGGGCGATGCCTGGGCGCCCTCAGCGTTCAGCGCCAGCCCGGCAGCGTCAGTCCACGTCGGCGCGGCGGTCAGCGCGGGCAGGTCGCTGGACTGGATCGCCGCCATCTGCACGTTGGTGCCGTTGCCGCGCAGGAACTCGCCGGAGGTCTGCGCCCCGGCCAGGGCGTTCAGCGCGTTCTGCTGCGTGGTCTGCCCGGTGCCGCCCTGCGGGAGTGCCACGACGCCCGCGTTCTGGTCCGGCACCCACCCGGTGCACTGCCACAGCGACTCGCCCGCGTCGTAGCGGAACTGCAGGAAGTCACGCTGCCCGGCCGTGGTCGACAGGGACGGCTGCGGAATCGAGGCGGGAAAGGCGTACGCGGCGCTGAACCCGAGAGTGAAGCCGCCTCCCGTGCCCTGGATGATCTCAAAGGTGACCGGCTGGCCATCTACCGGGCTGGATGGCGTGCCGAGGGTACGGTTCCCGTTGATCGTGGCCCGGAACAGCGACCCGGCTGCGGCGTTGACCGCGATCGTCGGCGCGTCGGTGAGCGTGACCAGCCCGGTCGGGAAGGCACCCCCGCCGACGTTCTCAAAGGCCAGGGCAGCTATCAGCGCGGCGACGTTTCCCGGACCCTGATTCGACCACGTACCCGGCGTCCCGCCGCTCGTGCACACCCAGACGTTTCCCAGGTCGTCGGTAGTGAAGGCGCCTGTGGAGTACGTGCCAGAGGTGGGGGCGCCCTGAGCTACGAAACCCGCGTAATAGACGCTCACCCGTAGTTAATCGGGTTAGAGGTCGGTCTCGTCCCCGTCGGTGACGTAGGCCACCAGTGCGCGCCGGACACCCTGCAGGTAGTTCTCGCCACCGGGGTCGAAGAAGAAGTGCTTGCCCTCGGGGTGGTTCTTGGTCGGCCGGTTGCCGCGGGCCAGCTCGAAGATGCCGGGGTAGCGGGCGTAGGCCAGCGTGCCCTCCCACCGGCCCTCGCTCAGCTCGCTGCTGGGGTGGCCGCTGCCGGCCAGCTTGCCGGTGAGCTTGTGCACACGCGAGGCGACCGCCGCGGTGGCGGCGGCCAGCGGAACCTCGAAGGTGCCGGGATCCGGCCCGCGGGCGAGGCGGTCCAGCTCGGCAAGGGCGCGAGAGGCGTCGACCGTCAGGCGGAAGCTCACGGGCCACTGCCGGGGAACGGCTGGATCGAGCCGGGCTGCAGCGCCTGGCTGACCTCCACGATCTGGGTCTCGACGTGGTGGGCACCGATCAGATCCTGGGCGACGTCGGGCACGACCCGCAGCTCGAAGGTGCCCATCACCGGGCCGGAGACGCACACCAGCCGGTCGCCGGCCAGGATCAGCGGCACGCCGGTCAGCGGGTCGGTGACCGGGTCGTAGTAGATCACCCCGACGCGGTCCGGCGCCTTGCCGGCGACGAGCGCTGGCGGCTGGTCGACACCGCGGCGCACGAACTGCAGGTCGAGGCGGCACATCATGTAGCTGGCGGTGTTCAGGAACATGTCGAACACCACCTCCACCGGGCTCCAGGACATGGTCGCGGCGCCGTCGGCGGTGATGGTGGCCTGCAGCCTCGTGACCTGCACCATCGAATGGTACAGAGCCCGCATGGACCCCTGCAGGGGGGCGAACGGGATGTACGGCTCGGGAGGCGTGATGCTCATTCTATCTAGCCGATGCCTGGATCAGCGGGAAATATCTCGGCGTTGATGTCGATCATGTTCCAGTCGACCAGGTTGAACTCGTCCGGCCCGCGAACCACCCACCGGCCGTCGTAGCGGTCCACGAACATCCCGGCGCCGTCGAACCGCACAGCCATCTGCCCGTCGCCGTCGCTCCAGCCTTCCGGGTGCCCGGTGCTGGTGCGCTCGAAGAGCGTGACCCCGCCGTGGAAGACCCCGCCGGCGCGGGTGCGGACGGCGAGCAGGCGCACGCTCAGGTCGAACAGGTAGACGCCCGTGGTCTCGCTCTGGACCTCCATGGCCTGGGCGTTGCGAGCCATCTCTGCCATGGGCTTGCTGTAGGAGTACGACCCGATCGACTCGTTCTGCAGCGGGTTCGCGATCACCTGCTGGTAGGGCTGGCGCAGGTAGAGGTAGTCGGCGTACGCGCAGATCCCCCACTGGGCCAGGTTCTGGTCATCGGTGCTGCACAGCAGCGAGGAGTCGGTGATCTGGGTCAGCGCAGTCCAGATGATGGTGGACTGTATCAGGGCATTGGTGGCGAAGCTGGTATAGGACGACGACGGGCGCCCGGAAAACTGGGACAGCTCATCTAGCGTCGGGACCTCATACACACCCAGACTATCGGGCTCAGCTGTCGGGGTGCTCCTGGTAGTACGCAGCCCAGCGGGAGCCGTGCGTCGCGGTGACGACCCCCTTGCGGGTCCGGCACGGCTCTCCGGCCGGCTGCCCGCATCCGGGCGGAACAGCATCCCAGGGCGGGCACGCTACCGACCGGCCGCGGACCTGCCGGGCATTGGCCTCAGCGGCGTCAACATCGACTTCGGTCACGGTACGAGATTACCCACTCACGCCCGCGGCAGCACGGGAATCCCGCGCCCGCGCCGGGCCTCGGCCGCGTCCGCCTGCATGAGCGCATCGGGAGTGATCGGTGCGAGGGCCCCGTCGCCGGACATGGCGCGCAGCGGCATGAACTGAGCACCACGGTAGGAGCGGAGGCCGGGCCACGGCCCCCGGCGGAACATGATCTTCTTCCACCGCAGCATCTGCTGTGCGTCGTCCAGCAGGATCCACTTGCGGGCCTCGCTCCACCGCGGCCCGTTGACCTCGATCTCCAGCTCCTGGCCGCGGAACCAGACGACCCCGAACGCGGTCAGGCCGTCCTCCACCATGTGAATGAGCACCGTCTCGCGGTTGGGCGGCGGGCTGGCGAACTGGACGCCGGGGTCGCGCCGGCCGGCCTCCATGGCCAGCAGGTGCTGCCGCTGGCGCTCCGCGCGCTCCTCGTCGGTCAGCTCGGCCTCTGGCTTGGGCCGGGGGTCGGGCGGCTGGGCGAGACTGTGCATAGGCAGCTCATGAGGCGGAGCCGCCGGGCGGGGGGCGGCGAGCGGCTGTCCGCACTCACCGCAGAACTTGGAGCCCTCAGCGACCGGGTGGCCATAGCCACAGGCCAGGACTGAAGGTTCCGGCTCAGCCTCGGGAGGAACCTTCAGCTGAGCTGAAGGTTTTCCGGCCACCGCGACCGGGTCGACCAGCTGACCGCGCTTACTCACACCGCTCATGCGGAGAGCATCGTCAAGCCGGGCTGTCGCTGTCGCCGTTCCCGTCGGTCTTGGCGCGGGCGTACCCGACCACGATCCCGCTGGAGTGGACGTAATACTGCGGAGCACCAGCAGCGTCGGTGAGGATCATGCCGTCCGGGGAGACGCTGATGTCCCCGCCAGGCGGCACCACCAGCCCGCTCGCGGGCATGGTACCCACCATCAGCTGGCGGCCCTCAATGCTCTGGAGCTGCGCCAGCAGCCGGTCGGTGTGGCCTGCCTGCACGGGTCCTCCTCAACGCAAGGACCCCGGCGCCTCCCTGCACACCGGGGTCCTTTGTCCAGCAGCTCAGCGGATGCTGGGTCAATCGGTCGGGTTCTGGTTGAAGTAGTACGGGTAGGTCTGGAGGCTGCCACCCGAGCCGCCGGCGTAGGTAGCCGTGGTCGTGTTGTTGGCGATGATGCCGTCGACCACGAGCATCTGCTCGGGCCGGGTCACGATCGGCAGGAGGTTCCACTCCAGCAGGTACTGCCGCGCCGACGGGTCCTTTTCCTTCCACGTCTTGGCGTACTTGCCGGTGAATCCATCTGGCGCCTCGTCGTCCGCGGTCGGGCCGATCAGCAGCTCCAGCGGCCGCTGGTCGCTGTAGTTGCCCATGTAGAGCATGCCGTCGGGGACGAAGAACGTCAGGACGCCCGAGGTGTTCTCGAAGACTTCCTCGACGGTGTTCCAGGTCAGGCCCATGAAGCCCGAGAGCGTGCCGGACGAGTAATACTCATCCTTCATCCGGTCGCTGAGCATCGTGGCCGGGATGTTGACGGTAGAACCCTGACCAGCCTGGACCCACGCCTCGAACATCGCAGCGAGGGTGACCGAGGTGGCGAAGACCTCCGTGGCCGGGACGCGGCCGTGGATCTGGACGATCCGCTTCCAGGACCGGATGTCCTCCACGATCTCCATGGGAGTCGCGTAGGAGATCGAGCCGCCGCCGGCCTGCAGGTTGGTGTTGGCCTGGTTCAGCGTCGTGTTGGCGCCGATGCCGGTCGTGCCCCACGTCAGCGCGCTGTTGGCCAGCCACGGGACCGCGGGCTGGACGAAGTGGCTGGACGGGAACTTGAAGTCGACCGTCGCCTGAACGTCACCGGCTCCAGAACTGATCCCGCTCGGGCCCGTCGGGCCGGAGGTGCCAGCGAAGCCCTGGCCGCTCTGGAAGACGATCGAGCCGCCCATAGCCTGCCAGATCAGCCATTCGGCAAAGTTATCAAAGCGCTGGTTGAGGTCGTTGACCTCGCGCAGCACGCTCTGCTCGGCGTTGACCCGGGCCAGCTCGCCAGGCACGCGCAGCCAGTGCAGCGTGGTCGGCTCGAAGATCTTCTTCTCGCGCAGGTAGACGAAGCTCGCGGTCTCCTGGCTGCGGCCGAGACGGGAGACGATGTGCGCCTCGGCGTTCGGGACGGTGGGCGCTGCCATCATGCGCGAGCCCTTGATCACGTCCCACGTCGCGTACGGCCACGGCCACGGGGTCTGGTCGAGCCGGTTGAGCATTACGAGAGATTCCGGGACTGTAAATTTCTCAACCCGGTAAAACTACCCCTCTCAGGACCATCGGTTCAAGAAGGCTGATATTGGGCATTTTTGGGCGTCACCTCCTCGGGGCGGCCCCGCCAGCGGGACCTCTCTCAAGTTGCTGTCGAGTTTTCCGTCAGCGACTCCGGGGAGCGCGACCTGATCTCTCTTATCGGCTCAGCGGGGGCCACGTGCGCAGACAACAAAACGGGCGCCTCCCCGGCGAGGAGGAGCGCCCGCTCTGCCATATTCGGACCCGACAGCTAGGTAGCCA